GTCATTGTATCTGTCACTTCATCGTTTGTATCCAGCACATATGTTTTTAGTTCGGCCTCAGTCATTTGCCCTCCTGTCGCGCCTCCAGTTTCGATTGTCTTATATGCCATCCTGATGTGTTCGCAAAAATCAAAAGCCCCCCAGTTTGCTGGTAGTTCATAAGTAAATGATTTGCCAGATAGTGATGCGTTGACCATCCTTGCGCCGCCTTGTTGCACAGTCTCAACCTGAGCAACTGTTAATTGCTCAAGTAGCGTGACGATAGTGCTGACCGATTTGTCAGCTTGTATCCATAGCGTGAAAAGTAACGAGCGCATATTGTCTGGTTTCGATTTAACTTTAATTGATAGTAATTGTCAATGCTTGATTTATTCCGAGTCATCACTGCCGCCGTCAACTCCAACCAAGCCAGCCATCGCCGCGCAAATGATTTGTTGCTGTTCGCAATCGCCGTAGTGATCGTTTTTTGAATCCCTGTTTATAAAATCATAAAACCGCCTGCCGTCTGGTGCTGTTTTGCTTATCCTTTGCCATGCGTTGATTTGCCTTTCATAGACGCTCCCTGCATTGCTCGCGTATGTCCAGACAAGGTTGCCGTCATCATCTTTGATTGATCTCATCAGAGACAACCGCGAAAGTGCCGCGTTTTTACTAAACCTAATTTGCGAAACGTATTGAGTGCCGTTTTTTGCATTTACTGTTCCCTCGCCCCGGTCAAGATATTGCGGCTCTGCATAGATCCTGCGGAGGCCGTCACTATGTCGAAAGTCTGCGGCCTTATCACCTCGGAAAACTTGCCAGCCGTTCTCGGCCGCTATGCGTTGAACCTGTGTTGTGTTGTAGTTACCATCAAGGAAAACACGTGAGCCGCGAATGCCGTCTTGTAAGATGTGATGCTTATCAGCAAGATCACGAATCTGGCCAACGCTGACAACCCGCTCGCGCTCAATCAACCGGGAATGTAAAACGCCATTAATTATGCACCATGCCCTGACCACGCAATAAAAGTGATCTTTCTGAACGTCACAAGTCAGGAATAAAAGCGGGTCATTGTCTGCCTCCCACTTTTCGCCAAGCATGTAATCGCCGCGCCCGTCCTGCTGCACTTCATCAGATATATAATCACTCTCATTCCAAGGTTGCGCCAGTTGTTTCCTGACAAAGTTCTCGAGCTTTGAGAGGTCACCACGGCTTCGCGCGATGGTTGCCTCTTTCCACTTGGTGACTAGCTCAGGCCACGGAACATGCGCTATTGCATTGTAGTGGTAAAACTCAATATCAGGATCAGCACCGTCATTCATTGCAATGTATCGGCCTTGCCTGTTTCGATTGTCTTGGTTTGCCGCTGACCATTCAACGCGGCCGCCGCATAACTGGCACTGGTAATACACCGATTCCCTTAGCTTTACCCAATCAATCACGCCGTCATCACTTGTAACATCTTTGGTTGATGCATACCTCATGCCGCCCGGTGGCACTTCACCGTTCACCGCTGGCTGTTTCCAGATATATGGTATCTCCTCGCCGCAACAATCGCATTTTACATGCCAAGTGCGTTGTGTTGATTTTTTCCATAGTTCATCAAGCTGGCTTCCCGCCGTTTGTCCTGAGCTAGGCAAGAACATTTGCCATTGCCACGGAAACGAGCTTTGCCTGTCATGTATCTGCTCAAGCCACCCCTCATCATCCTTGTATGCCCACGATTCATCCGCAGTTATTCGCTCAAGCGTTTTCGAGTTGCGGTTTGCCATGATACCCGCAGAGAGCAAGCGAATGTAACCGTATGGCGTTGACGTGTAAAACTTGGTGCGCCGATATGGTTGGTCAGGTATCAGGCTTGTGATTCTTTCAGTATTGTCAATCAACGGCACAAATTTGTCATCGCTAAACTCTTTGAGCGCATCGGTTGTCAGGTCATAGTGTGCCGCGTTGCATGGTGATGTGTGCAAGCCATAAAGTTGCACAAGCTGTGCCGTCAAAGTTTTGATGTGCTGAACTGATCCAATCAACCCAACATAGCCGCCGCGCTTAGTTGCCGCCATCCTTAACGGCTCAACCATTAGCGGGTGATTCTCGCGCTTGTAGTTGCCATAATCCAATTGCACACTAGCCTCAAGCCAGTCAATCGGGTCCGCTTCATCATAAGCAATAAATTTATCTTTCACGGTTTAAGGTAAAGGCTTCTTTCAGTCTGGTAGCAATCAGCAACCCATTTCGGCACGTTGATCTCCCCGGGCGTTTTAGTCACTCGCCTCATGCCCTCAAAAATAATCATGCCGGTGAGTTGCGGCTTTAGTGCTTTGTGAACGTCTTGCGGTGGTAGATTGCTCAACCTTTGCGCGATCTGTTTGCTGAATTTATCAATGCAAGCATTCCCGGCCCAAATAGATGCTTTGATTATGCGCTCAACCTCTGAACGTGAAAGCACCTCGCCGCGATCTAGTCCGAGCTTTTTATTGTGAGCCTCCGCATCTCGGATTTGCTTATCAATTTTAAGGTATGCATCCAGCGCGGTTTTCTCTCGCGCTTCATCACCAGCCTCTTTGGCTTCTTGTAGCTCAATAAAATATTCATCACGCAACTCCTCTGCTGATTTGGTTGCGGTTGGCTTTGGTTTTTTCTTGGCGGCTTTCTTTGTGTATTGGTCAGGGTTAGCTTGTCTGAATGCTTTCATCCATGCGGCCGCACCTCGCGCATTGTTGTTTACAAGCCACTGATAAAGCTCTGCATCTGTTCCGTTAAAAGGTGCGCCCGCTTTTTTCCATCGAACAATTGAGCCGCGCCGATCAACGCCAAATTCCTTTGCAAGCTCGGTTTCCGTCTTTACTGGCCGCAGTCCTGTTTCCTTGCGCTTGTGGTTTTCAAGTGCCTTTCGGTCAGCTGCCGTGAGCGTCTTGCCGTCTTTGAGCTTTGAAACAATGTTTGCAACGTTTGCTTGCTCAATCTTGTCATATTGTTTGCCATCCATCAAATCACCTTTCCGCAATGCGGGCATGTTTTTGTTTTATCATCGGCACTTTCAATAGTATCTGGCGGCGCGGCTGTCATTAATTCATCAAGGTCTGGTTTTTTGAAGCCCGTCAATTCAAGGTCGATTTCTCCTGTATCAAGTTCGGCTATCGCATCGGCAAGCTTTGCTCTGTTGATTTCTGAAAGCTCTGCAATGCGGTTATCAGCTACAAGGTGAGCCAGTTCGTCAGCTTCTGTTTTGAAGTCCTGCAAATCAATAGGCACTTCATCCAGACCGAGCAACTCAGCCGCTTTGAGTCTGCCGTGACCAGCGACGATAAATCCAGACAGCTTTGAAACCACAACCGGGTTGCGCCATCCTTGATGCTGAATGATCTTTGCGAGCAATTTGATTTGCTCCTCGCTGTGCGTGTTTGGATTTCGCGGGTGAGGTTGCAACGTGATTGCTGCGCAAAGCTCATCATATGAGCAGTTGATCTCTGGTTGTTTCATCTTGATATTTCGTGACATGTTTATTTATTTCAATTTGCGTAAAAAAGCACGGGAATGACGCAAACCCCAAATCCTCTAATCA